ATTAGGAGTAACAAATAATACCTCATACAAACTGTATGTAACATCGTTGGGAATAGGCTCTGCTATCACATTGACCAGTTATTACGGTGATTTTTCAGTGACAGCAGGCAACTTCTTGTATGATGAATATGGAACCAGTATTGGCATTATCAAGGGCAATACTACGATAGACAATTATATGGCTAAAGCCGCGGCAGTTTGTGGTTCATTGTCTAGCACTATAATAAATGCCGCAATATACAAGGGCACATGGAACGCTTTTACTAACACTCCCACACTGACTGATGGTGTTGGTACCTTGGGAGATGCTTACGATACAACAGTTACTGGAACCAGTGGTGCTTTTCCTGCGTACAGTGAACAAGACTGGCGCATCTATGATGGCTCTGTTTGGCAAAGAGTTGCTAAAATAACCACAACACAATGGACTATAACACCAGGCACCGGTGGACTAGCAGACAAAGAGGCTAGACAGATTGCTAAACTAGATTTAGCTTCGGCTGATAGATTAGCTGTGTCTAACCCTAGAGCCTACTACGATATTACACAATTACCTACATATTATTCTGGCAATGATATAGTGGATAATTCAAATACTGGTGGATTGGTGGCGGGACGTCCTTGGATTTCAATTAATTATTCTATCGTGCCTAACTCAACTTCAGTAAATGAGGGTAATACAATTACATATACTATTACAACCGTTGGTGTAGCAAACAGTACAACATTGTATTGGACCAACTCCGGTACTACTGTAGGTGCAGACTTTACTGGTGGTGCCAATAGTGGATCATTTATAATCAATAGCAATACCGCTACTATTACTAGACAATTACGTAATGATGCAACTACTGAAGGTAGTGAAACAGTTATTCTAAAAATTCGTACAGGATCAATTAGTGGACCAATAGTAGCAACAAGTGCTACTGTAACAGTAACTGATACTAGCACAACTCCAGTGGTACCGACTTATGCAGTTGCTCCCGATGTAAGTTCAATGAATGAAGGAGACTCTGCAATATTTACTATAACAACTGCATTAGTTAGTGATGGTACTAGCTTGTATTGGGGTAACCTAAGTGACAACTTAACTAACTCTCCAACACCTAACAGATTATCACCTGGATACACAGGATCAGTTACAATCAATAGTAATACTGCAACGGTAACTATAACAGTAAGTGCTGATAGTGCTGACCAAAGTGGTGTACAAAAACTACGTATTGGATTATATACTGATTCAGGAAGAACTACTTTAGTAGCCACAAGTACTCCGGATGTTACTGTAGCAGACACTAGTGTGTTTACATATTTTGAACAACAATTGAGTGGTGGTACTTATATGACATTTGACCAGACTATCGGTAGTTATCGTGTTCAATCTATTGTTACAAACTTCAACGGCACACCAACAACCGGAAGTTACTTTAAAGTCAACGGTACTGTTTTAGCTAGCGATTGGACGTTATCCCCGGATGGTACTGACAATAGACCTAGTGTTGGATTCCGTATGACTAGAGGACATACTATTACGATTATGAATCCAGCAACCGGATTAAGTCGTAGTGGGTTTCCAAAATGTTACGACACTTATGGTAACCCTAGTTTAGGTACAAATATAGCCGCCGACATACAAGCCGCGGCTACTAATGATATTATAATTATTGGCACATATGATGCTACCAGCGTTACAACTGCTTTCCGTAATGCACTAACTAACTACTGCGGTGACACTGCGTACACTAATACTTGGTCACAAATAAGAACAAGTCATATGTTCTTGGGCAAGAGAAATAGTACACCATAAACATACTGTCTAAATAAACACATGAGTAATTCACCCACATTAGTTAAAGATCCTTATGTTAAGACAAAGTTCAAGGACGACAAAGAACTAGATGACTTCATCAAGTGTTGTGATCCTGATACGGGTCATCTATACTTCATGGATAACTTCTTTATGATTCAGCACCCTACTAAGGGGTCAATGGTGTATCATCCTTGGGGATATCAAAAACGATTGATTGACACATATCACAACTATCGCTTCAGTATCAGTTTGATGCCGCGACAGTCAGGTAAATCTACATCAGCCGCAGGTTATTTACTATGGTATGCAATGTTTGTACCAGACAGTACGATTCTTATTGCGGCTCACAAATACACAGGTGCTCAGGAAATTATGCAACGTATTCGTTATGCATATGAAAACTGTCCTGATCATATCAAAGCAGGTGTAACAACATATAACAAAGGCTCATTAGACTTTGAAAACGGTAGTCGTATCGTATCAGCAACAACTACTGAAAATACTGGTCGTGGTATGTCTATCACACTATTATACTTAGATGAGTTTGCATTCGTGCGCCCAAGTATTGCAAAAGAGTTTTGGACATCTATTACTCCTACATTGTCAACTGGTGGTAAAGCAATTATTACTAGTACACCTAATAGTGATGAGGATCAATTTGCCTTCATCTGGAAAGGCGCAAACAAAACAGAAGATGAGTTTGGTAATAAGACTGAGATAGGTGTAAATGGATTTAGAGCATATCAAGCACATTGGAGTGAACAACCCGGACGTGATGATAAATGGGCCGGGGAAATGAAAGCACAACTCGGTGATGACAGATTTCGCCGAGAGATTGGGTGTGAGTTCTTAATTGCTGATGAAACATTGATTAATCCTAATACACTGATTGATTTAAAGGGAAATGAGCCTACACATCGTATTGGGCAGATTCGTTGGTATAAGCGTCCTGAAAAAGGTAATGTATATGCTGTTGGATTAGACCCAAGTCTTGGAACAGGTAGTGATCCAGCAGCCATTCAAATCTTTGAAGCAAACACTACTACGCAAATAGGCGAATGGAAACATAATCGTACGGATATTCCTAGTCAGATTAAGTTGTTAGCACAGATTAATAGATATATTGAAGAATGCACTAAAGAACCAAACAGTATCTACTACAGTATTGAGAATAATACAATTGGTGAAGCCGCATTAATCTCACTACATGAGTTTGGTGAAAGTAATATACCGGGTATTTTTATTTCCGAGCCCGGAAAAAAACGTAAGGGTTTTAACACTACGCAAAAATCTAAACTAGCCGCTTGTGCTAAGTTCAAAACACTGCTGGAAAGCAAAAAGATGACAATCAATAGTCATAGTCTAATCAGTGAATTAAAAGCATTCGTAGCACACGGCGGAAGTTATGCGGCTAAGATCGGAGATACTGATGATTTGGTAATGGCCTCATTACTTTCAGTGAGAGTAATGCAACAATTAAGCGAATATCACGTAGATTTAGACAATCACTTACGTGACCATGAAGAATTTATATCCCCGTTGCCTTTCTTTGCAGTAATAAGCTAACCAATATTGATAAATATAATATGTCCAAAGAACAAGAATCATTAAAAACCGAAATTTATGGCTTACTTAAAAGCCGTGGGTTGAATCCCGTAAGTAAAGATAGCGCCGGGGACACAGTACCTATCCCCGAAGAAGCAGAAGTCTTTGAATTTATGTTTAGTAAAGACGGTGTAGATTACGGTAAAGTATGGGTAACACTTGATGGTTTAAGACAATTAGTAATTTATTTTGGAAAAGATGTAGCAGACAGTCCAAAAAACGGATCAGCAGACAGCAATTCATGGTCACAACTTCACCGAGCATTAAGTAGATTTGCAACAAGCAGACAACTTAGTTTTGAACTAAGTGACCAATCTAATTTAGAGGCAGATATGGCAAAAAGAGAACACACAAAAAGAGAAGAACAAGTTAATGAAGGATACTATCCAATTGGCAAAAATGCTAGTGGTAACAACAATATCCCTTCAGTTACAATGCGTATTCAACATACTCGTCCGATTGAAGAAGGTGAACAACGTTTTCGTAATATCGCACGTATCTTTGTTGAAAATCAAGATGGTGAAAGAATTCTGTTACCAACAAATAAACCCGGTCTCGCACGTACATACGTAAGACATATTGCTGAAGGTGGCAAACCAAATGATGAACGTTGGAATCACTTGAATAATTTATGTGAAGAATATCAAAAGATGGCAGGATTTGTTCGTGCCACCCGCAACGGACAGTTTAATGAATCAGCACAAAGTTTAGTAAATGAGGGTATCAATCATTATCAGAAACTACGTGAGACCTTAGGTAAATTGCAAGGTAAACGTGGATACAACGAATACTTTGAAAGCTACACACCTGCATTAATGGAAGATGAAGAACAAGTTGACTTGAGCGAAATGTTTATGAGTTCAAGTTTAGATCCTCGCATTGAATCAGTAATGCCAATATTAAGTAAACTAAGCAGAAACATTACCGAAACTAAAAAAGATATGGAAGAAGTAATTGCATTGGGTGAATGGGCTGATAGTCTAACTGAATTATCAAATGAAAAGTTAGGACAGTATAAAAAAGCCGCTAGTGCTGATGCAAGTGCCGCTGATGCCGCAGGTAATATGAAACGCGGAGATAAAAGATTTAAGGGTATTGTTAAAGCAACTGTTAAACAATTTGATAATGATATTAAAAAACATTATGACGGTAAAGAACAGGGTGTGGCGGAAGGCTTGGGCTATAGTCAAGATCCTGAACAAGCAAAATGGTATCACGAAGGTCGTAGAGCATTTAAAGGCGGTACTACTGGTGGTCTAATACAAGACATTGCTAAGAAGCATGGCTGCCCTCCGGAATGGGTAAAAGCATTTCATGCTGGATACCAAGACCAAGAAGGTTGGGGCAAAGAAGACGTAGCGGAAGATGATGGTTTTAATGTTGTGAGTAATTATGATAATATGAGTACGACTGAAAAAGGAAACAAACTTGGTCAAACGTATACTAGCACATCCGTTCAGAAAAATCCTACAACTGGACAACAAAAATCACTTGCTTCATGGGATTACACTGATCCTAAAACAGGAAAAAATTATTCAGGTTCTACTTATATTGATCCACAAGGCAATGCGGACACGGAAAAGAATTATCAAGAAAGTACTGACCCGATATTATCTAGAATTAAAAAACTTTCGGGTTTATAAAAGGGTAAATAAAACCGCACTTTTTTGTGCGGTTTGCCACATCTGGCATAAATACTATTGACAGGTGAGAAAAGTATGTTATACTCTATCACATGTTAGTCACATAATTATGTGTGGCGAATATTAAACAAAGACCATCTTAATGAAATAAGGAGAATATTATGGCCTCATTAGCAGAAATTCGTGCCCGTATCGCGGCACAAGAAAACAAGTCAACTGGTTCATCTAGCAACCAACAATCTGACAACTCAATCTACCCTCACTGGAATATGGACGAAGGCACAACTGCCACATTGCGTATCCTACCAGATGCAGACAGTAAGAACACTTTCTTCTGGGTAGAACGTCAAATCATCAAACTACCATTCAATGGTGTTAAAGGTGATCCAAACGTAAAACAAATTCAAGTACAAATACCTTGCGTTGAAATGTACAATGATGGATCAACATGTCCGATCTTGGCAGAAGTTCGCCCTTGGTACAAAGATGAAAGTTTGAAAGAATTGGCAAACAAGTATTGGAAGAAACGTAGTTATCTATTCCAAGGTTTTGTTCGTCAAAATCCAATCGGTGATGACAAGCAACCTGCGAATCCAATTCGTAGATTCATCATCAGTCCACAAATCTTTACAATTATCAAATCAAGTTTGATGGACCCTGAAATGGAAGAATTGCCAACTGACTATATGCGTGGTCTTGACTTTAACGTTAAGAAAACAAGTAAAGGTGGTTATGCTGATTACTCAACAAGTAACTGGGCACGTAAAGAAAGTGCGTTGACTGAAGCAGAAATGGCATCAATTGAAGCACATGGTTTATTCAACCTATCTGATTTTCTACCTAAGAAACCAGGCGAAGCCGAACTACGCATTATGAAAGAAATGTTTGAAGCAAGCGTAGACGGACAGCCTTATGATAATGAACGTTGGGGTAACTACTATCGCCCATATGGTTTAGAAGCACCTGCAGGAACGACCGCGGCAGCAACACAAGCGTCTACTGAAACTAGCGCACCCGCGACTGCACCCGTAGCAGAGTCTGCACCATTTGATGTTGATGAGCCAGCAGTGGCATCCGCTCCAATTTCATTGCCTACATCAGCTCCTAGCAGTGATAAAGCACAAGACATTCTAGCAATGATTCGTGCTAGACAAGCAAAAACTGCTTAATCTTAAAAGGGGACTTCGGTCCCCGTTTATAGGAGAATGTAATGACATTACCAGACGAAAGATACCGAGCCCTAAAGGCAGGTAAAAAACTACTAGAAGAACTATGTGACCCAGGAAAAACACCAAGGGTACCTAGCATAGTACGTGATAAGGCAAGACATGCTTTGCGTCATTTTCCACTAGACTATGAAATTGATAAATTAGCAGAAAATTGTCCAGACGTACTTGACAAAAAACCATTTGCAACATACACTAACGGTGTACATAGATAATATTAGGAGAACAAATTGGGTAAACCATTTGATGTAAGTAAATTTAGAAAAGAAATTACTAAGTCTATTGAAGGACTTAGTATAGGGTTTAACGATCCGACCGATTGGATCAATACAGGAAATTATGCACTTAACTATCTTATTAGTGGTGATTTTAACAAAGGTGTTCCTCTTGGTAAAGTCACTGTCTTTGCTGGTGAATCTGGTTCCGGAAAGAGTTTTATCTGTTCCGGCAACTTGGTACGCCATGCTCAACAACAAGGTATCTTTGTGGTTCTCATCGATTCAGAAAATGCTTTAGATGAGAAGTGGTTACATGCCTTAGGCGTTGAGACTACCGAAGATAAATTGTTAAAATTAAACATGGCTATGATTGATGACGTAGCCAAGACAATCAGTAAATTTGTAACTGATTATAAAACACTCCCGCAAGAAGACAGACCAAAAGTCTTGTTTGTCATTGATAGCTTGGGAATGTTGCTAACACCAACTGACGTTAATCAGTTTGAGGCAGGTGACATGAAGGGTGACATGGGTCGTAAGCCTAAAGCATTGGCTGCACTTGTTCGTAATTCTGTTAATATGTTCGGTAACTTGAACATTGGTATGGTTGCAACTAATCACACATACGCATCGCAAGATATGTTTGACCCGGATGACAAAGTATCAGGTGGTCAAGGCTTTGTGTATGCAAGTAGTATTCTTGTTGCTATGAAGAAACTCAAACTCAAAGAAGATGAGGATGGTAACAAAGTTTCAGAAGTAAATGGTATTCGTGCCGCATGTAAGATTATGAAAACACGATATGCTAAACCTTTTGAAACACTACAGATTAAGATTCCATATGAAACAGGTATGAATCCATACAGTGGTCTACTTGATTTGTTTGAGAAGAATGACTTATTGACTAAAGAAGGTAATCGTTTAAGTTACACTACTGATGACGGAGAAATCTTAAAGATGTTTCGTAAAGGTTGGGAATCAAATGAAGGTGGTTGCTTAGATAAAGTCATGGACGAATTTAGTAAAAATCAAGGAAAAAAGCTAAGTACTGAATCAGTGGAGGAGGCAGTACAATGAGTTTAGATAGTATCGTAGAGGTTTGGGAAATCTTGCGTGACCATGTTGATTTAAATGATCGTGGTGATGCGGCAGATTCTTTGGTCAATTATTTGATGGACAATAATTTTGAAGTTGAAGATATCAAAGTTGCATTCAAAGATAAAGATATCACTAAGGCGTTAAAAGGTTATGCCGAACAGCATTTCCAAGAAGAAGAATACGAAGAATATGACGAAGACCACGATCCAGAAGATTGGAATTAAATGTCACAAAATTGGTATACCCGAATCACATATGATTTGTCAGTAATACCGGATTTTATATCGTATTATCAAACTGAGTTAACCTCAGCAAAAAATGATGTAAAGATATACGGCAATGTTGAAAAGAATATTGCCGCATTACCCGGTACCACTGAGCATAGGTTCAATCAGTTACAAGAGATTGAGGCTGTGCTGAACTACCTCAATATTCAACTTCGGAAAATTCGCCGAAAGCATTTTCAAAAGTATTTAGAAGCGTATAATAGAGCATTGACCAGTCGTGATGCTGAAAAGTATGTAGACGGTGAAGATGAAGTGATTGATTATGAAACATTAATCAATGAAGTGGCCCTACTACGCAATAGGTGGTTAGGAATTATGAAGGGTCTTGAAGCCAAGCAATGGCAGATGGGACATATTGTGAAACTTAGAACAGCGGGAATGGAAGACATATCGGTATGAATAATATTATTAGTATTAGTAAGAGTCCTATTGTAGGGTTGACAACAGCACAAATATCAGCGTTGACGCCATACAATTTACAATCGGCAAACACCTATGGTGGACTAAATCATATATCCGGGGGATATAGCCTTGATAGTGTAGATTCGAACCGAAGATATCACCCCGATATAAAAAAATATGAAGTGTTCCAAAGTCCAGAGGATGTTCTTGCATTAAGTGTAACTTGGAAAAGATTGCAAGAAGCAAAACAAGGGCATAATATTAGTAATCTGTTTAGCGAAGAATTGTTTAAGCATCTCACTGATACGGATAAAGAAATGGCAGATCAAATTCGTGATTATTTTAGTAAAAAAATCATGGTATGGAAGTTGAAAAATAATAGATTTTCAAAATTTCGTAATGATTTAAATGAATTTGTTCATTCATCTGATAAAAAGGTAGTTAGGGAAGATATGTTAGGTATGATTTATTACTTGCCCTACTTCCAAGAGTATGACTCTAATTTGGATGAAGTGCGTATTCAAGTTGACTCAAAACCAAACCGATCCTTACCAACAATAGCCGGTGAGAGTAGATTGCTTATACCGCTTCGTAAAATAATTTCCAAAAGAAAAAGCGGTGTAACAAATCACTATTGGATGAAAGATGAGCGAACCAACATTGCTGTTCAATTTGTTTTTGAGGCATCAAATCCATTAGAACATATTTGGTCTAGTTTGTTCAGTGCTAGGGACATACTGGAAGTATCCGGGTCTTATTACTTCAAAAACCGTGATGATTTTGAATACTTTAGTATTAAAAATTGGAAATTGGAGAATATTTGACAATAAATCGGTTCGGGTATATAATACATGTATTGATTGATTAAAGGAGCTTGCAAATGATTAACGAATCCAAAGTGTTAGAAGTTGTTAAATCTGTAACCGAGACCAATGCTTACTTTTTCAACGGTACATTGTTTTTGGAAACCATTGATAGCAAAGTTGCTACCGATGTTTTCTTTTCTATCTCCGAAAAGATTACAGCCGCACTTGCTTTTGGTAAAGTCGGCAATGAAACTTCTTACGATTTTCTAGGTTGACAATAAATCAATTTGGCTATATAATACTTGTATTGATTGATTGAAAGGGGTTTCTATGTCATCAGTGATTTGTGTAAAGTACGGTGAGTATCGCAATATTCCAGTTGTGAACAAAACTTTTAAACTTGTCAAAGGCTATCAGACAGGTGCAAAAGGTGGGTTTGTGACAGTAAAGAACGAGGGTCATTTCCCTAGCGTTAACATTGAAAATGTTAAAGTTAAGGTAAATGGTATTGAAAACATTGAATTTATTAATGGAGAGGTTGAAGTGAGTACAGCAATTGAATTCAAAACTAAAGAGACTAAAGTAGTCATGCCTAAAGAGACTGACGAGGAAGCAATGAATCGTATTGCAACCCGTTTTGCAGTACTTGATGAAATGTCAAAAGCGGCTATCAACGGTGATATCCGTGCTATGATTGTGTCAGGTCCTCCCGGAGTTGGTAAGTCATATGGTGTTGAAACGCAACTTGAAAAAGCAAGTCTTTTTGATAAGATTGCAGGTAAGCGTGTTCGTTATGAAGTTATCAAAGGTGCGATGACTGCACTAGGCTTGTATGCACAATTGTACAAGTACTCGGATCGTAAAAACGTGTTAGTGTTTGACGATTGTGATAGCGTGTTTGCCGATGACTTGTCATTGAACATTTTGAAGGCTGCATTGGATTCAGGTAAGCGTAGACGCATTTGCTGGAATAGTGATTCTACTCTGTTGCGCCGTGAAGGTATCCCTGATAGTTTTGACTTTAATGGTACTGCTATTTTCATTACAAACTTGAAGTTTGAAAATGTGAAAAGCAAAAAGTTGCAGGATCACTTGGAAGCATTGCAAAGTCGTTGTCACTTTCTTGACCTGACTATTGATAGTGAACGTGACAAAATGTTGCGTATCAAACAGGTGCATCGTGATGCTGACGGTGGTTTGTTCAAAGACTATGACTTTGAAAACGGTGAAGGCGAGATGATTATCGAATTCATGTTTGAAAATCAAAGTCGTTTGCGTGAGTTGAGTATGCGTATGTGCTTGAAAATAGCCGACTTAGTAAAGATCAGTCCAACAAATTGGAAAGCGTTGACTGTTAGTACTTGTATGAAATCTGCTTAATTTACCCTTTCGTTAAGCAGTAAAGAGGGACTTACATGTCCCTCTTTTTTCCACTATGTTTGCTTTACCTAATCATAAGTAGTATAATAACAGAATGCAAGTGAAACCCAATACAAAAGAACAGTTAGTAGATTTTATGCTAAAACACATTAGCCTAGGAACCTACGATAAAAAATTCTTAAACAATTTGGTTCAAATGAATTTTGCAGTTAAAAATCCGGTAACAACTAATCAAGCAGACCTACTTAATAAAATTACATCAAGGTATCATCGACAATTCTTAAAAAAAGAATTGAACAGCGAAGAATTAATTCAGCTACCGTGGACACTACCCTTGATACAGAGTAGTACTCAGTTTACGCAAGCATATATTTCTATTGTAGAAGATAAAGATATCATCATTCATAGTCCCTTCAAAAAAGAATTTGTTAAAAATTTAAAGGCTCTTGACTATATGAAGTGGGACCGTGATGAAAAATTTTGGAGTACACCTTACGCAGAATTTAGATTAAAAGAACTTATTAGAATAACAAAAGAAAATTATAGTACTGTAAATTTTTGTCCTATCATTAAAAAAATACTAGTTGAAATTAAACCATATGAGGATGCGAAGTACTGGACACCTACGTTGATAGAACGCAAAGGGAATTACTATGTAGTTGCATGTAATACTATATTGAATGAAATGTTAATGGATGTTGAGTTGAATGCTGAACCGGCAAACATTGCAAAATTAGTTAGATTGGGTATAAACATTGATATTGATGTTGATTCATTTGCTAAGGAAATAAATCCACACTTAGAAGTACACGATATGTCAAGCCTTATCGAATCATTACGGAGTATAGGTACCGACTTTGTAATATTGAATGAACGGAGCGGCGTAAATAAAGAATATATGTATAATGTAGCTAACCATCTTAAGGCAAATAAAATTAAACATTCTTTAATAAAGAACGACCGAGTAAGGGACTTTACTATTACTGATTTGAGAAAATACGAAATGCCAGTTAAAATTAATTTAGGTATGTCCAATACAGAAGATGGAACAAAATACTTAGGAAAAATAATTAGCCTAGTAAATAGTAGACCGATAGAGATCAAATGAAACAATGTAAACTAATAATTAAAGATGAAGTCAATGTAAAAATCGAAGGGCTTGAACTAGCCGAACGCAAAGCATTGATGAAAAAGTTCGAATACGAGAAGCCTGGTGCGAGATATTTGCCAAGTGTCCGGCTAGGTCGTTGGAACGGTAAGATCAGTTTCTTTAGTTTAGGCGGCAGTAGTTATGTTAATTTACTACCGGAGATTCTTCCCATACTTGATATGGCAGGTTATGAAATCGAATTAGAAGATTTACGAGAATATAATAAAACATTCGCTTTCAACCCAATCAAAGAAGATAGTTTCAGTCAATATACTTGGCCTAAAGGTCATCCTAGAGAGGGTGAACCTGTTATGTTTCGTGACTATCAAGTAAAGATTATCAATGACTTTCTAGCTAACCCGCAAGCACTGCAAGAAGTAGCAACAGGTGCAGGTAAGACATTAATCACTGCCGCACTAAGTTACAGTGTACAAAATTATGGTCGTAGTATTGTTATTGTTCCTAACAAAAGTCTTGTCGTACAAACCGAAGCAGATTACATTAATCTAGGACTGGATGTTGGTGTATACTTTGGTGATAGAAAAGAGTTTGGCAAGACACATACAATCTGTACATGGCAAAGTCTTAACAATATGCTTAAGAAAACAAAAGCAGATGAAGCCGAAGTTCCGATCGGTGAGTTCTTAGAGGGTGTAGTATGTGTCATGGTTGACGAGGTTCACATGGCCAAGGCTGATGCACTAAAAGAGTTATTGACTGGGGTGATGAGTAATATCCCGATTCGTTGGGGATTGACTGGGACGATACCTAAAGCAATCTTTGAGGCACAAGCAATCTATGTCAGTCTTGGTAATGTTATCAATAAACTAAGTGCAAGTGAATTGCAGGAACGTGGAGTACTAGCACAATGTCATGTCAACATTGTGCAGTTGCAGGATAGTGTAGAGTTCAGTAATTATCAAAGTGAACTAAAGCACCTCTTAGAGGATGCTAAAAGATTAGACACTATGGCTCAATTGATACTAAATATCAAGGAGTCAGGGAACACGCTTGTATTGGTTGATAGAGTAAATGCAGGTAAAGAATTGATTAGTAGATTACCCGACGCAGTATTTGTTTCGGGTGGAACAAACATGACTGAAAGAAAAGAGGAATATGATGAAATTGCCACTAGTACAAACAAAATCATTGTCGCAACCTACGGTGTGGCAGCGGTTGGTATCAACATACCACGAATATTTAACCTTGTTCTTATTGAACCTGGCAAGAGTTTTGTTAGGGTTATCCAGAGTATTGGCAGGGGTATTAGAAAGGCGGATGACAAAGATTTCGTCCAAATATGGGACCTCACAAGTTCCTGCAAATTTGCCAAAAGACATTTAACCCAACGCAAGGCTTTTTATAAAGAAGCAAATTACCCTTTTGATATGGAGAAGTTGACATATAAGTAAAATTGTGTTATACTATATCATATGAGAATTTTAACTTTAGACAACGAATTTTATAACCTTGAAACATTACCGGATGAAATTGATGATTTGAGATTTGCTATTTTAGACAATAGCAACCCGCAAAACGTAGACTACCATTACATACCATTAATCTTTTTAGAAAGTTTCAATGCCCCGGCACTTGTACTACGTATAGGTGATAGAACAGTTAAGATGCCGGTAGATTGGCAGATACTAATAGGCGAACCTGATATGGGTGATTTAGAAACATTACCGTTAACAAGTATCAATGACAGAGGATTCAAGGCATTTGAATTCAATCCATTAAGTGCATTTAGACCTAGTTTCCAAGATATTGAAATTGTAGATATCTACCATGATGTTACTTGGTATGCACCTCGATTGAAGAACGGGCAATTTCTATGTATACCGATCGATGATGGACATAAACCCCGATGTGTTTACTTTGTAAAAGAAGTTAGTAGAAATTGTGAAATTATAGATTACGATCAGGCTTTTTAATGGCAACTAAAACTCCAGTTGACGAAAAATTTCAAAATGTAGACTTTGATTTATTTGATGCATTAGCCGCTATGGACAAAAAAGACTATGGCTATTATGATAGATTAACGGAAGAACAACAAAAGAAGTTTGTACCGTATATGATGACTCATTGGATGAGTGCTATCAAATCTAATGCAGGATTAAGTTCTTATTATTTGATGAACACCGATCATACTGCAAACAAATATTTGTTTAATGAGTATGTACAAAAACATCCTAAACTACAATGGCTGATGTTATGTGCGGCAAGCCCTGGATTAGGTAAACAATTTCATCAATGGATACCCCATCTATCAGGTAAAGTAGCACAATTAAAAGAATCCCCAAAAGAAAAAGAAGTTACTGATTACTTTGGTAAAATTTACCCCAAAGCATCCCAGTCCGATAGACAAGAGTTGGCTGGTGTATTTGTATCAGTGCAAAAGAAAAAGGTATATCTAGCAAATGAATTCCCTCATTTGAAGATAGAAGATATTGAAATATTATCTACAATCATCTCTGATAAAGATATAGCACAATATGAAAAAGATCACGGAAACGATTGATATCAAATATGGTTGTGAATTTTGCAAACGTGAATTTGTAAAAGAACGCACCCTGCTTAGTCATTTATGTGAGCAAAAACAACGCTGGCAAAATCGTGACCATCTAGGCAATAGACTAGGCTTTCAGTCTTGGCTACAATTCTATTCTAAGAATAGTATGAGTAAGACAAAAAATAAAACGTATGAAGAATTCATTAAGAATGCATACTATATTGCATTCGTAAAGTTTGGTAATTATTGTGCTGATGTTAACGTGGTTAATGTAAGTAGATATGTTGATTGGTTACTGAAAAATAACATCAAGATTGATAGTTGGAATAGTGATACTACGTATACTAGATTTTTGATTGAATATCTACGACATGAGGATGCATTTGATGCAATACATCGAGGTGTTGAGACATGCATCCGATTAGCAGAAACAGATAGAATTCAACCACACGATGTTCTACGCTATGGTAACACAAACAGAATATGTTTAGAAATTACAAAAGGTAAAATTAGTCCTTGGATGCTTTACTGTAGTGATAGTGGTACTAAATTTTTAGATACATTAAATCCAGAACATGTAAAAATCGTAATTGATTATATTAATCCAGAACAATGGGCATTAAAATTTCATCGTGAACCAGACCTTAAACAACAAATCAAAGACACCCTTCGTGTCGCAGGCTACTAAAGTTCGTATTCCTTGTAGAATAGGGGACACGATAACCTCTTGGAATGAAACCTGTATATGGGCAATTGAGAAATTTGGATTACCCGGAGACAAATACACAACACATCCCACTGGAAATTACATGGATTTTTATTTCCAAGACGAAAAAGACGCTATACATTTTAGTCTAAGGTGGTTATAATAGTGTAATATTTGTGGGGCTAAATATCATTCTAATGAAACCAACAATCGCACTTTTTGTAGCAGATCCAAAATGCTCAGTACAGAGTTCTAACGGAATAATCAGTTCTTTGGATTCTCAGTACAACTTCAAACTATTTTCCAAAAACGCACTAGAAAAAGACTTCTTTAAAGGAGTTGATATGATAGCCGTTCCCGGCGGATTTGGAGATAGTAACAGCTACGAGAAACTATTTCAACACAATGGAAAACGTGTAATTGATTTTGTTGACAACGGTGGGCGATATCTGGGCATATGCATGGGCGCATACTGGGCAGGTTCGCACTATTTCTCTTTACTTAAAAACGTAGATGCTGTACAATATCTCAAACGCCCCGGATCTGATACACGTAGACCACATGCAAAGAACATGACTATCACTTGGCGAGGTGAGCCGATGAAAATGTTCTGGTATGATGGATGTGCGTTGGTAGGCGATGACACAAAGTTTGAGACAGTTGCTACTTATAGTAATGGAGACGCAATGGCTATATTTCAGAACAGATTAGGATTGATCGGGTGTCACCCAGAGAGTCAACCATTCTGGTATGAAAGTTATAGCTGGATGAAAGCACATTACCATGATGGTGTACATCACAAACTTCTATTAAATTTTGCAAATGAACTAATGCAACGATGATGAAGTTAGAAGAACAAATAGCTGAGGATATGGCTAGAGAAATGTCTGAAGAAATTGACTTTGATGTTATGAAAGACTTATTGACTGAATCAGGTTGGTATACTGTCCAGTTACTAACATTGGGAAGTAGAGAAAAATCAATTGATATTAAAGATTGGGTAACAAAAAATTGTAAAAGAGGTTTTGTATCCAGAGGAAGAACATTTATATTCAAGTCTAAGAAAGAAGCTGAATGGTTCAGTCTGCGATGGCTATGATTAAAAAGCGTCAAATGACTAATAAGTTATACGGAGCTAATGGTGGTTGGGCCGCGATGCGTAGTGTGAACTATGATGGTACAGGTAGTGTGTATGACATGCCCTATCATCAAGTAACTCCAATCATATCCGGTGAAGAATGGAACAAAATGATTGCTTGGTGTGTATCTACTTACGGACCTAGCGGCACACCTGGCGCACCCGGTGTATGGACGCCCGGCGATAGATGGTATGTTAACAATGCTAAGTTTTGGTTTAGAGAGAAACCAGATTGCGAATGGTTTCTGTTGAGGTGGCAATGAATAAATTTACGTATCGTACTGAACAATATTTTGGTAGCAAAAAGAAAATTTGCACCATTAGTTGGAAGGGTCATGGAGAAGTTAACTCAGAAGAAATTCGCAATTGGTGTATTGCAAATTTTGGTAAAAGTGGGTATCAAGAAGAAATTGATGACAGTCTATGGATTGACAACATAGAAAAAGATGAGATAATGTTGTGTAGGGAAGAGTACCTGACATTATTTTTACTGAGGTGGGAATGAGACATACTATAACACTACCACTTAGATCCCATAATAAAGAAACTCCAGCACAGTGGGCTAGAGAACATTGTCAGAGTTATCAGAGTGCAACTTGGCATTGGGACGTTGAAGATGAGGGTAGGTCAGAAGCGGATTATCATTTTGGTGACAGCAAGGATGCTTTTTGGTTTCAAATAAGATGGCAATAACAAACTCGACAGGTACATTTGTACCATTACCAATCAGAGAAGATCAAATACAATATGAGATAATTGACCGTACTTATATGAGTAGGGGCAACAGAAAATCATATGTGTATGATTGTAAGAAGAAAAAAGAAAATCCAACCGTTATCGTTAAATGGTGTAGACGCAATTTTGGTGAAAGAGGTGTGGGCTGGGACTTTCTTTTAGTATCAGGAAATGTTACAATAGTCTTGTGGGATGACAAATTTAAAACTATGTATGAACTTTGGAAAGTATGAATAGCAAAAAGTGTAATCGTTGTAAAGTGATTAAACCGCTATCAGACTTTGGTAATGACAGTGGTGGCAAAAAACTACGTTCTGATTGTAGGCTATGTGATAGTACACTAGCTAAAGAACGAAAAGAGATATCTAAAACTGCCCCGCCGATACCTGACAATCATATTTGTCCTATATGCAATCAAACAGAAGAACAATTAAATGAAAATATTAATCCAACACTACGCAAAAAAGGTAGACCGTGGGTGATGGATCATAATCATAAAGAAAAAACATTTCGCGGATGGTTATGTAGAAAGTGCAATTTAGGATGTGGTAATTTTAAAGACAATTCTGAATTGTTAGAAAAGGCAGCAAAATATTTAAGGGATACTAGTAATGGCAAATGACATAATGATCGATATTGAAAGTTTGAATACAACACCTAATTGTGTTATACTTACAATTGGTGCAGTTAGATTTGATCCCAAAGGTTCTGGGATAGCAGAACGATTAGAACTACGTCCTACAATTGAAGATCAAACTGAAATATACAATCGTAGTATCAATGAAGACACATTACGTTGGTGGGGAACACAAAGCGAGGCTGCACAAGAAGAAGCTATGGGTGATTGGGGACGTGTTCCGTTTGCAGAATGCATGGAGACGCTTTATAAGTTTTGTTGGAACCGTCGTGCAGTGTGGAGCAATGGTGCAGGTTTCGATTGTATTGTTATGGAAGATGCATGGAGACAAACAAGCGATAAGCCAAATCCTATTCCCTGGCCTTTCTGGTCAGTTAGAGATACAAGAACATTATACGAAGTTGCTGGAGTAAGTTTGAAAGATGATAAACATATTACCACACACAAAGCAGTAGAAGACGCCGAACATCAAGCTATTGTTGTGCAACGAGCATATATGAAATTAATGAAGGCAGGATTGATGGCACCCAGATGATATATTGTAACGGAGATAGTTTCACTCAAGGAACAGAATTGTATGACCACATATTTCATAAAGATGTACATCCGGGTTTTAGATTACCTAAGGATATATTTAATATAGAATTAAGAGATGCTCTTGTAAAGAAACATCATTTTGCTATTCGTAAGAAGGTGAATACTATTGCTGAAAATGCATTTATACAAAATGAGGAAATGAAAAGAGCATGGCCTGCAAAGTTAGAAAAATTATTAAATATTCCGGTTATGAATGGTGGTAAGGCCGGGGCATCAATGGATAGCATTTGTAATAGTACTATAACTGATATTATAAATTTAAAAAGTAACAGTGAACCAATACATTTAGCAATAATACAAGTTACCGCAATAGATAGGTTTGATATATCTATAAATGATCATACCATCTCAATTATGCCTAGTTGGCTAGATAATTTATCAACTATTGCATACGAATATGCTAAGATAAGGATAGAAAACGAAACTCTAACCTCAATGTATAAAAATTGGTTATTTAATTTAATTCATCTGATTGATTTTTTTAAGACCAATGATATACCTTATCTATTAATTAAATCGATGCCATATTTTGAACCAGTGGGTAAGCACGATGAATTAAAAAATATAGAAAGTTACCTTAATCTTACTTTTGATTTTAATATGTTTGATATATGCACTAAATTATCAACTGATGTTAATGCATTTTGTCCAGGTGGGCATTATGCAGAAGCCGTGCATGATGGATTAGCCAAAGAGATAGCCAAAATATATGAAGTTTCAATCAGACATTGATATTGACTTTGGTAACAGAGATAATATTTTACAACATATCTCTCATATTCCTGCGGCAATGCGTAGAGCGAATCCTATTCGTAAACATGCAACTGGCATTTATGTTACAGAAGTTCCATACGATGCATTACTCGACATGGCTAATATAGATTACACTGAGGCAGAACAACGAGGGTATGTCAAACTAGACTTTTTGAACGTGCATGTCTATGACAAAGTACGCAATGAGCAACACTTAATTGAATTGATGCGTGAACCTAATTGGGATAAACTAAACGACAAAGCATTTATAGAACAATTGATTCACTTAAGCAATCATTATTATAGTATGCAAAAGATGTTAGAACCTATTAATAGCATACCAAGACTTGCTATGATGTTAGCAATCATTCGACCTGCTAAGAAGCATTTGATTGGTCTACCTTGGAAAGAAGTTGCTGAGACTGTGTGGGAGAAGAATATTGATGGGTATAGCTTTAAGAAAAGTCATGCTATTGCCTACGCACACTTGGTAGTTGTTCATATGAACTTATTAGAAGAATTAGGACATTCTCTTAACGAGAGTAATTGATTTTCTTTTTGATTTTCTTTTGGCCAGTTCTAATATGCTACATATCGGGCCATGAACTACAGTGAGACTTTTGTTATTGAACGTTCTAAGATAGGGTTTGAACATGATCCATTCTTCTTTTAAGAACATATTGATGGGCACTAAACGATTACTTTCCCACCACCAAGTATCACCTAATTCTAAGAACTTTTCCCTAAGGACCTGATCTATAATTGCTCCGTAGTCATAGATAGTTGTAACTACCTCATCGCGGTTTTGTACAATACCAACATAATCCTGTCCTGCATAAGAGCAGATGGTAATAAAAGGATGATTTTTAGTTAGTTTGTTGAAGAATTCGTTTTGAATCATTATTTTAGTGTTCTCGGATATATTTATCATATTTGGTTGCCCAATGTATTTAATTTTATTACTAAATATAGTAAAGGACCAAAATTGTGTATTCTACCTCAGTAAACTATTATATCCCCCGACAAACTGTAGTATTGTATTCAGGATCCTCACCTAGGAGATATCAAACCGTGTACGCTAAAAATCTAACAATCCATAAAGGAATTGACAATACGTTACAATTTCAATTCTTGAATCAGGATCAAAAACCAGTTGACCTTACCGGAAAATCTATTTTTTGTAGATTAATGAGTTATGACGGTTCTACTATAATTTTAGAAAAAACATTGACATTGGTATATCCATTGACAGGAATAGCAAGTTTAAATGTTTTATCTTTGGAAACACTTGCAATGGATGCTACATTATGCTATTATTCATTGACTATTCCTGTTGGAGCATTTGATTATCCGGTGTTTGTTGACGATCATTCTGGCGGGAGAGGCGTTATTGATGTTGTAAATAGTGTATTTCCAAAATTTACGCCATCTGCTATGTTAGAAGTAACAACACATGATACGCCAACTGATGTATCCCCTGTAACTTATTATAGTACAGCATACACTCCGAAACATTTGTCGCAATTAACTACTCAGATGACACTAACTGATTACTATGGAACAGTTAAGTTTCAAGGATCACCTACTGGAATTGATGGCGAATGGTTTTATTTGGATGAAGAACAACTCTATACTGGATACAATAATACCGATTATTTTAATATAGAAGGTCATTTCCCGTATTTCCGAATTGAATTTGCAAGCACGGGCGGAACAGTAAACAAAATTTTGGTTAGATAAGTATCCATCATTCTTGTAATATAAATGTCATTGTGTTATACTAGCACAGATGTTTGATATACTCTCAATAATACCAGGTCGTAAAAAACAAACAAGCGGTGGTTGGACAAGTTTCAACGCCATTTGTTGTTCCCATCGTGGGCATAGACCTGATGACAGATTCAGGGGTGGTATTAAATTTGATGGTCAGACAAATTGGGTATACCATTGCTTCAACTGTAGTTATAGTTGCAATTTTACATTAGGTAGGTCCATTAGCGAAAAAACAAAACAGTTTTTACTTTGGTCCGGTGTTGATATAGAACAAATTCAATTATGGAGTCTTGAAAGTTTACGTAATAAAGATTTTTTAGATTTTACGTATACTAAAAAAGTCCGTGATACTATTTCATTTAAATCTAGGGAATTACCTGAAGGTGAGTTATTAGATAGTAACAATCCTAATCACAGTGTATTTGTAGAATATTTACGAAACAGAAAGATTGATGAAGCACTATTGCCTTTTATTGTAACACCTAATGATAAAGGTAGACATTCTAATCGTATTGTTATCCCCTATACGTATAAGGGAAAGACTGTAGGTCATACTAGTAGATTTTTAGATAACAGAATTCCTAAGTATATTAACTACCAAGAAGCAGGATATGTGTTTGGTTATGACCTTCAGAAACCAGAATGGCAAGCATGTATTGTTGTCGAGGGTATATTTGATGCAATGAGTGTACATGGGTGTGCATTGACACACAATACGATATCAACAGAGCAAGCACAGTTATTAGCACAATTGAATAAGAAAATTATCGTAGTACCTGATCGTGATGCAACTGGTCTTGAGATATGTGATAAAGCATTAGAGTTTGGGTATAGTGTTAGTTTACCGGACTGGGATAGTTCAGTTAAAGACGTAAATGATGCAGTAGTAAAATATGGTAGGTTACCTACATTACTAAGTATATTAGAAAATGCAACAATGAGTAAAATTAAAATAGAAATGCAGAGGCGTAAAATTGCAAAAGGATTATAACGTAGATATTCAAAAACTCTTTTTAGAGATGATGCTAACAAATGCAGAACTTTATACTAGGGTTATGAACATTATGAACTCACAAAACTTTGAACGGACACTAAGACCGGTCGCAGAGTTTATGACAGAATATAGTGAAAAATATAGTCTTTTACCTGACGTTAAACAAATTAAAGCAACCACAGGTGTACAACTTAATCTAATAGAAGATTTTGGCGACAAACATACTGAATGGTTCTTAGAAGAATTTGAATCATTCACTAAACGACAAGAATTAGAACGAGCAATTCTTAAAGCAGCCGATTTACTGGAGAAGGGTGAATTTGGACCAGTTGAGAAACTAATTAAGGATGCGGTGCAAATTAGTTTACAACGTGACATGGGTACAGATTACTTTGCTGATCCTAAGACACGATTGCACAAATACTTTAATGCAGGTGGGCAACAAAGCACGGGCTGGCCGCAACTTGATAGATTGTTATATGGTGGCTTTAGTAGAGGTGAATTGAATATCTTTGCGGGCGGCTCTGGTTCAGGTAAGTCATTAGTGATGATGAACATTGCATTGAACTGGTTGAATATGGGACTAAGCGGTGTTTATATCTCATTAGAACTTTCAGAAGAATTGACAAGTTTGCGTACTGATGCGATGTTGACTATGATGAGTACTAGAGATATTCGTAAGGATATTGATAGTACTGAACTTAAAGTTAAAATGGCAGGCAAGAAAGCAGGCGATTATCGTGTTAAAGGTTTACCGGCACAAAGTAATGTAAATGATATTCGTAGTTATTTGAAAGAAGTACAAATTCAAACTAGTATGAAGGTTGACTTTGTTATGATTGACTATCTTGATTTGGTTATGCCAGTAAGTGTCAAAGTCAATCCTAACGACCAGTTTATTAAAGACAAGTATGTCAGTGAAGAATTACGTAATTTGTCAAAAGAACTAGGTGTATTAATGGTCACTGCAAGTCAATTGAATCGTAGTGCGGTTGAAGAAATAGAATACGATCATAGTCATATTGCAGGTGGTATCAGTAAGATTAACACAGCAGATAACGTGTTTGGTATCTTTACAAGTCGCAGTATGAAAGAACGCGGAAAGTATGGTATTCAATGTATGAAAAGTCGAAGTTCAACTGGGGTAGGTCAAAAAATTGACCTAGATTATAACATTGAAACTATGCGTATTACGGATGAAGACCCAGAAGGATATTCGGATCAGCAAGCAAAATATAGGCCAGCTCCGAGTCCCAACGATATTATGAATCAAGTAAAGCCCCAATCTACTGTAGTGGGGGAAAATATACATCTCCCGGAAGAGACAAAGCGTGTAGTAGCAGATGTGCGAGGGGCGACACTTAAATCTTTACTTAAGAATCTCCAAAATTGATAAATACTATTAGGATCTACCCACAACATGCAACGAAAAACCCGTAGTCTTTTAGAAGAATTGGAAGCAATTGGCAATAATCGTGATACTTCACATATTATTGAAAGCCGAGCCCACAATATTATTACCAGTGCAATCAATTTACTAGAAATGATTAATAAGCACTATGACAGTGAAAAGGCTCAGATTTTAGAAAGAAAATTGCTTAGTGCCATCAAAGCAAGGGATCAGGATAGATTCTCGAAAAGTTTAAGGAAAAAAGATGAGATTCTCTGAGTTTGGTTTTTTAACTGAGGCACCAATT